GCCAATTGCTTATTGTGTCTTGCTGTTCTTGTGTATATGCACTAACTTTGTTAGTAACGTGATCTACACTTGTTTTGTCTACAACTACCTTTGGCCATATTGCAAGGGCATCTGTAAGCGCATATAAGCGCCGTGCAACGGTGTTTTGTTCTTCAAAGCACTCTGGTACCATCATTAAGTTAAGAGCTACAGGGCATTGTATAGCATTTGCAATAGCAGCAATGTGTTCTATATCTGCATATTTAGGATGGTAACTAATTATGATGCCATCACACCATTGACTAATTTCTTTGTAATATTCTACACTTTGACTTCCGTTAGTGAGAAAGCTAAATGAGTGTCCTTGCTCTTTAACTGTTTTTGCAAACTCTGTAAAGTGTTTCCAGTGTGTAGGTTCTCCACCTGTAATTCTATAGCAAATTTCTTTATCAGGTAAGTTAAAGGATTTTACAAAATTAATTACAGCATCTTTGTCAGGCCAGCCACTTGAACCGTTGTGTAAAAAACTAGGACAGTAATCGCAGCGATAGTTGCACTTGTTACTTAATGTCCAACTAACAAGAAACCAATTTTCTTTTTCTGCATTTTGATATGTTAACTTCATTCCGACATTGTGTTTTTCAAAATAAGGTTTTGTGTACGCTCATTTAGTTTAACTGTTAAAATTAAACTATACAAGTTGTCACTAAAACTAAACACACTATGATCTAACTGAAAGTTTGTAAAGTACACATATCCCGGCTCTGGATATAACGGCTTGCCGTCAACCATTTGCACATAGTTTTCAGGACTGCAATTACCAAACACAACTAACAATCTAAAATATTCTGGACTTACTCCGTGAAAGTCTCTATGTGGAGGAAAGAATCCGCCCTGATCAATACGCAATAAATGCACACGACCAATATCGGGTGCAAACACATCTACCAATTTCGCAAGCTCAGGAATTTTATGATACACTTCTGTAGGTGTGTTAAAATTTTCTTCCTTCATTTCAACATCGTGATAACGTTGCATATGACCAAAACTGTTCAAATGATAGTTGTCCATAACGTCACCAGTATGGCTTGTAACTGGTAATCCCCATCTATTGTTGTGTGTATCTTTTTTTGCATTGTAAGGACACCAGTTGTCATTAAATTGTTCTAACTGTTGTTGAACAGCATAATGATCAATCTGCCATTTTAGTTTAACTTGGTTACCTAAGTTAACAAGACTTTGCCAACGCAAACCTCTTTCAATTTCTTCTGGGGTCATATATTCCTCAATTCTTTAAACGTATTTCTAAAGTTTAAGTTTCTTGTTTTATCACAAATATCTAAATACTGTACTGCGGCTGGTAACTTGTGTGACCAATCCTCACTATTCATATAATCTACAATACCTAACCAACGTTCTTTACCATATTTGTTGCTTTTAAACTCTTGTGTATTATATGTGTTTGCAAATGTACTTATTGACTCAGACACTTGTTGCTTGATATCTTTGGGCAAAACCCTAATATTTAAATAGCTAGGCAAGTAAACTAAATGCAATCCTATAACTCCTGCTCCATAAGGAGCACGATTTATCTTTTTAAAGTTTTGATTTAATTTCCATTCTGCTAATTCAACAAGACTGCCTACATTTAATAACTGTACTGCACAAGCCATATTAACTGTAACATTGTCATCTGTATTATCTAGTTCGTGCATATTAGCAACTAAGCTATCCCAGTCGCTAGGATAACGAATATAATCATTCTTTGCGCCAAAAGCATCTATACTAAAGTTAAATTTTACTTCTTTAAAATGTTTCCAAAGCACTAATAACCTATCACTAATATCAGTACCATTAGAGTTATATCTTAGGATACAGTTTTTTGCATATCCTTCTTCTACCATAAACTCTAGTATAGCATAATGCTCAGGTATCATTAGAGGTTCGCCTCCTGCAAAATACAACTCTTTAATATATTTTGCTTGCGATTTCATACTATCTAAAAACGAACCTTTTTTATACCAAGTATAATCAAAGCTAGGATCCCATCCTTGATCTTGTTTTAAGTCGTCTGTGTACTTAGGATACTGTAGTTTCCAATCTTTAATCCAACTTGAGCTATCGTGCGGACTACACATAATACATTTTAAATTACACATATTACCTAGTCGCAAATCAAAGTACGGAATGTCAACTGGTAAGTAACCGTTTTTATCTGTTTGTGCTACATAGCTATCTAAGTCTAAACGCTGTTGCCAAACTTCTGTTTCCCAGTTGCGTTTACTTTTAATGCCTCTTGCTTCTTCTTCAAAACATTTACGACAACTTTTAGGAACAATACCATTTAACATTTGTAATCGTGTGTTACGCATATGCTCGCTATTCCACACTTCTTCAATTGTGTGGTCACGTAAATTCATATTAACACCGTCTTGTTTTACTAGCCCTACTTCTTTATTATCTTCTATTCCTGCTCCACTAGCATTGGCAGTGCAACAGACACGCACATCTCCGTTTGGGCGAGTTGCTAAATGTATCCACGGCAAAGGACAAAATGTTTCGTTCATACCTTTTCCTTTGTTAATCTAATATCAGTTGCACAAATGCAGTATTTTTGTGTACAAATTGTTGGACCAACTAAGTCTGGTGTAAACTTAGTTGTTAGTTCTGTGTCATAGATATTTAAAGGAGTATCTAATCCAAACAAAGTTGTTGTACCACACGCACCTTGTATGTCGCCATTCATACCTATTGCAATCCTGTCTACACCTAGATTGCATTTCCATCCAGTAAAGTGTTGCCAATTATTTTCTAGTGTTTGAAAAGTATTATATTTTATTACTTCACCATTTTCTAGGATAGATTCTACATTAGGAGTAGAAGAAGGTATAGTTTTTAAATCCTTTTGTTTCTGTATCCAAGTGTCTGGAGGCATTTTTTTAATTTTGCCTTTCATAAACTCTTTTTGTTCATCATCAAAGAAACTAAGTTCTCCTTCAGATAATACAGGTCTTGCTTTTAGTAACCAAGGTGTTGGATGATTTTTTAAAATATCTACAATCTCTATACATCTTTCCCAATTATCAGGATCCATTAACACAGTTCCATTTACAAGTACATCTGTGTTGTTATAAATCCAATCCATAACTTCGATAGTATGATAAGGATCTACTCTTTCATTATGAATGCTTATACCAATATCATCAAAATATTTTGCATATGTCTGCCACCATCTTAGTGTTCGCGTTCCGTTTGTGCTTAGTGAAATTTTACAATTATATTCTTCATTGAAAAATTTTGCAAACTCTCCTAAATCAGGCCACAACGTAGGCTCGCCGCCAGTAATATGAATTCTTACATTTTCTTTATTATGATGTTTCCTATAAATGTTTATAAGATGTCCTAGATTTTGTTTAACTAATTCTAAATCTAAAGGAAATCTATATTTTCCATCATTAAACCCTTCAAAGCAATAATGACATTTAAAGTTACAAGTAGTGCCTACAATATAACCAATGTGTAAAGTATTAACAGCATCGTGGTTTATGATTTTTACTAAGTTCATTGCTTCTTTCCAATAATCATATACCGCTGATACTTAGGAGTATCAAGTTTGCCGCGCCAAAAAGGTTTTATATGTGACATTTTAGTAAAGTCATCTAAATCTGTTGAACAACGAATATGTTCGTCAAGTTCAAAGTAATTATTACTTTGCAGTACAACAGTTGAATTTTTAGGAACATTACTTAACCATTGCTCGTACTGCTCTTGTGTAATATGTTCACAACTTGTATTAATAACAACATCTGAATCCTGAGTATAATTGCACATATCTGCTGTAACTGCCCTGAAGCGACCTTGCATCTCTTGCCTTTTATTAACAGTTGATGCAATGGTTTCGCAAACAGGATCAATATCTACCGAAGTGATATTGCGTACAGAATCGCCGCTATTAAAAAGCAGACTTGCAAGAACTCCATTCCAGCCTCCGTATATTGTTATTGTTAAATCATCTAAACTTTGTACAGTTTTTAAATTTTCAATTAGCCAAACTTTGCTATGTATTTGTCCTTTCCAAAAACTTTCAAGTGTGCGATATCGATCATCGCTGTTGCGAATTGCATCCATCCAAAAGAGTACGTCTTCAATATCAACTTTCATACTGTGCCTCAAACTTTCTAAAACTTCCGCAATTCTTTGCACATTCTTTTAATGGACTACAACTCCACGTGTCTTTAATATCATTAAAGAAGTTTAAAGAAAATATTTCTTGCATAGTATTACTATGCAAATTGGGTGCATTTCCTATTCTTGTTTTAATATCTATTCTACTAGAATTATGAGTTGGCATATATTCTAAATCTGTCCAGCAACACGGAGTAATATTTCCGTTTGCTCCAACATATATACTACCTTCATTTACTGCTTTACAACTAATTGTTTTAGAGTCTGTGTTTATTTTAGCCTTGTGTTGTAAACTTTTTTCGGTAGGAAAAAGTTCATCTACTTGTATTCCGTTTTTGTCAATAACTGGAAGGCTTTCTTCTCTAAAACGACTTGTGTTTTTATGATGAAACTCTTGGAATCCTAGTTCTATGCTTAGTTCTTTACATTGGTCAACTTGATGTTTGTTATGATCAAATACTAACATATCCCAAATTGCATATCCGCCTGCACATATAAATGCCCGTGCATTATCTATTATTTTATTAAAGTCTGTGCCGATGCGGTATCTGCTGTGCGTATCTGCTAATCCGTCAATACCAAATCTAACAGCAACATCTAAGTCAGCTAGGCGAGACCAAAATACTTTATCTCTTGCACTACCGTTTGTATTCATACTTAGGTCTATTGTAGGATTGTGGAATCTTAAATAGGCAAAAATTTCTAGGGTATCACGTGCAATAACAGGATCGCCATAATTTCCGCACATATACAACTTTTTTAATTGCTTAACAAAGTCCGGACTAAACCAACGCTGAAAATCTCCATATGATATTTCATTTAATTCTAAAAACGGACTTGTAGGACCGCCTTGCATATTTCTAGCACACATAGGACAAGAAGCCTGACATTTGCTAGTAATTTCAAGATGTATATCTTTGATGTCTTTTAGATTATACATTTTTCACCTTTGGTAATTTTGAGTCTGCTGAACTTACACAAGATGCTGTAATGCATTCTTGTGGTTCTTTAAATATTTCAAATCCGTCTGATATTGTTCCTAGAGGCTCGTCGTGACAACTGTAACTACGCTTTACTTCGTTTTCACGAATAACTATTCCTTGATATCCCGCATTACACGACCAGCCTTGGAACTTGTTGAAGCCAAACGCATTGAATCTTTCTGCTTGATCAAGTTCGTACTCTTTTCCGTCTTTGTCATAGAGTGCGATTTGTGCAATTTGCTCTCCTTGCCATTGCTGTGGGAATCCTTGCTGCATTCTAGTAACTTGCTCATTTGTGTAACCTCTAACCACGAAGCTGGCGGTAGGATCGGACTGTGGCTTAAGAGTGACATTGATACCTCTGGCGGCAAATCGTTCCAAGCGTTCGTACAGCTCGTCAAACATCTCTGGCACCATAACTTGATTGATTGTAACATATACACCTTCTTTCATTAATTGGAGACATTTATCTCCAAACTCTTGTTCTTTTGCAAACTCTGCGTGGTAGCTTGCTGTTATACTTCTACGTTGCAGAGTTCTTGTTGTTTCTAACCATCTATTCCACCATTTGCTTCCTGGTGACAAATTAG